GTGACTCATATAAATTTGAATATTTACCGTTAAATTTCTCTAATAAGATTTTGTAAGTTAACATTCTTATATCCTTATCGTAAGTTTGAAATTCTTGTAGAACTTCATCTTTAACTTTTTCTGGATTAACGATTGAGGTTGATAAATGTTCTAATAGTGTGAACTTATTATCAATTAACTGGGTAGGATTAGTTGAGTTAGTTGTATATTCTGCTTCAATTAAAGTATATAGAGCAGCGTAAGACTTATAATTGGTAAGTTTAGTCTTAAAGAACTCATCTAGATCATAATGTTCCTTAATCTCATTAATTAAGTTATATTTTTGTCTACGTAAAGATGATCTATTAAGTTTCTTAGATGATTCTAAAATAGTTTGAATTAAAATATTAGCTTTAGCCTCAGTTACTTTATTAGTCTTACTTAGAGTTTCGTATAATTTTAATTCTTTTCCTAATTCACTTTTTACAAAATATTTCTTAATGATATTTAATGCCGAGGATTGACCCCCATTAAGAGTATCTGATGTTACTTGTCTAACAAGTAATTCAAAAAGAATACCAGTATTTTTATACTTTGAATGTTTAATGTTCATTCCAAATAGGATTTATTATAAATATATAAAGATATTTACTCAGTCAAATTAGACTCATCTAATAATGATTCAGCTGATTTATTTTTAGCGTAAACTATCTCTTTACTTAATGACTCTAGTAAAGCTTTATTTTTACTTTCTAATGCTAAAGGTGAACCTCCTTTGTAGTTAGGTGTACCATATCCTTCTTGATCATCAGTTTTATTATCTTGACGACCTAGTCTATCTCTACCTAAAGCATTTTGTTGAGTATTGATATTAGATGCTTTTTCTTTTGGCCTACCTAATTCAGCTTTTTCATCATACCCATCAGGTAATGAATTATCAGCGTATCTTTCTCTACCATATAAAGATGCTAGATCATGTGGTGTGCCATATGAACGTCCTGTTTCAACTGGATCATTACCTTCTTCAGTAATTTGTTGAATTCTAAAGTTACGTTTAGCATCTTCAACCGCTAAGTCTCTATACTCATCATATTGGTCAGCGCTAAACTGGAATATGTTGTCATAAATCCAATCTGAAGGAATAATTTTAGTGTCTAGCATTTCTTTAGCTAAGGCTACTTTTTCCTTTAATAGATTAATTTTTTCTTGTTCAGCAATAATTGAAGGAGTAGTTAAATTAAGTTCAAAGTTTGTTAAACTTTCTCCATCATATCCTTGAGTATAAAGGTGTACTAAAGCTATCTTATATAATTCAGATAGAGCAATTCTTTGAATACGATCAATTGTACGAGCGAATCTAATATCTTCAGCAGCTAAAGTAGCTTTACCTGTTAAATCTTTTTCATAACCCATGAACGCTTTAGGTACCTTAAGGGCAGCGAATAATTTATCTCTTAGATAAGCTACGTCTTCAATGCCATTATATTCTAAACCTTTTGTAGTTTCAATTTTAGTAGCTGAGTCATTTCCTCTTACTGGGATATAGAAGTCCTCAAGTAAGTTTTGCATGTTATATTTTTGGTTGTATTCACCTGTTTTTTCATCCATTAACGGAGTACGTTTCATGGTTGCAATAGTTTTCTGCATAAATGCTTCAACTTCTTGAGGTGGAATATTACCTACATTAACATAGAAAATACGTTTTTCTGGAGCACGGGCAATTCTATGGATAAGCATCGCATCCTCCATCAACACATATTGCTTAAATAAGCGACGGGCTGGTTCAAGATATGAGCGACCATATGGAAGATAGTTAACATCCGTTAATAAGCGGAAGTGAGCTATCTCATAGTTATCAAATACAATCTGATTTTCTAGTGGTTTTGTATTTGGTGTCTGATAGTAACCTGAACCACCAGTATAGTAACCATCAGGTGAATAAAGGAATTGAACTTTTGCTGGATTTTCCATATCAAAGTTTTCGCGTCTTTGAATATGATATGCTGTATAAGGAATTACATTATATACACCAAACTTCTCTGCGACTTCTAGCTTTAAGAAGAAATCACCATATTTACACATTTGACGAACCCAAGACCAGAGGTTAAACTCAATGTTAAGTACGTCATAGAATAAGTTATAAAGAATTTTTTGAATATCATCATCACTACTTCTAATTTGAAGTACCTCACCCATATCATTCTTTAAAGTACATTCATCAGCAATAATATCAAGAGCAGAAGCTACAATAGCATCTGTATCCATTGTATCATAGTCACTATATAAGTAAGTTCTAAGATACTGATATTGTAAGTTGAATTGTTGACCTAAAAGAGATGTAGCGGCCGGGTTAGTGTAAATTTTATTAAACTTATCTATTAATGAGTTAGTTTGAAATTCACCACTAGTTTGGATATGATCCGTATCAACTATTTTTAGCTGATTTCCCCCTTCATTCCTGATGACGACATCAGTTGAAAAGAGTCTTTTTAGTCTTGAAAAAATACTAGTATCAGCCATTGCTTAAATTATTATCATAAATATTAAAGGAGCCATCTTAGATCCTCTTGTTGGTTTCCTATTTTTTGCATATAGGGGTTTTGGGTTGTGTTAGCATTATATACACCTGCTGTGGTATTTTTAGCCATATTGTTTAAAGCGGCTCGAGTCATATCAAGTCCTTGTTGTTGGAATTTAAGTGAAGTATCTCTTAAAAACATTCCAATACCAAATGACATCACTAAGTCATCATTATAACCAGATTGAGCTTCAGGTCTACCATTACGCCAGATAAATACTTTCATTTCTTCTAATAAACGTTTAGAATTGATAGTGACACTTCTATCACCAACATATTCTCTAAATTTATTTACTATTAAAGGTCTTGTTTTCATTGACATTGTGAAACCAGGAGTTAAACTATCACTAAATTCATATCGGTTAAAATACGACTCAGCTGTTAATTGATCACTCTTAGGTGACGAATAGAAATTCTGATAGCCACGCTCCATGATAGTTTCAATAGTAGCCCAACCAATAGAAGCATTTTCTACTACTAATAATGCATTATTATATTCTGAAGCTAAGCCTACAAGAAAATGACCAAATTCTTTAGGTGATAATTGTCCTTTATATTCAGCAACTTGAGTGTTAGTCTCAATGTCCATGATATGGGCTGCTGAAAAGTCTTTACCGTCACCTCTAGCTACGTCAGCTACTACCATATAATCTCTTGAGTAATCAGCTGGTTCCCAAACCCATAAATTTCTATCTGTGCCTCGTCTTTCAACAGGTTCTTTAATAGTAGTTTGACTTATAAATTCTAACCATTCAGAATAAAAAACAGTATCACCTGAGGTGCTAAAGTCACAATCACATTCTTGTGCTGCTGCTCTAGGATCACCTAGTAATTCGTCTTGTTTTTTTCTCCATTCTTCATTCCTCTCTGGGTGGACATACCATGGTAATTTGATAGGTAGAAAGTCGTTCTCCTGTGCTTCCGCTCTTACCCATGTCTGATGAAACCAGTTTCCAGTTCCATATGGTGTTGAAAGTACTATTGCTCCACCACCGGTGGCAAGTGTTTGTTGTGCTGATGCCCATGTTTCTGCTACGTTATCGATAAAAGCAGCCTCGTCAATTATTAGCAGAGATACTGCTTCTGAACGTGCTGCGTCGGTATTAGATGATTTTGCTTTAATTTGAGAACCGTTTGCTAGTCTTAAACTTAAACGGTTGTTTTCTATTTCTTTTACTTTGAGCCAAGAAGGTAAGTTATCGTACATAAAACGAACCTTGGTAACCATGTTTTTAGCTGTCTCCTGAGTAGTGGCAAGACATAATACGTTTTTATCTTTATAGAAGGTCATTAACCATAAAGAATAACTAGCAGCTAAAGTTGAGATACCTAACTGTCTAGATTTTAAAACAACAGAATATGGGTTGTCCTTCCATAAATGGAGTACCTTTTCCTGAAATGGGTAAAGATTAAATGTTATTCTACCACGTTGTGGGTGTTGAATATAACAGTACTTACGCATGAAGTGGCCTGGATCTTGGGC